TGCTTGTTGCGTGATTTATTGTTGTTCAACTTCTGATATTCTTTTTGTGCCTGGTTGATACCCCGTTTGCCGGTAACATAAGTTTCCGCTACCAGTGGATCATCCAACCGGTTCTTAAGCTTCCGCAATACGCGGGTACATTCTATCAGCATCGCCACCATAGCCGGGTCATTGGTCGTCGTTGTGGCACTGGCAGCGGGTGCTTTGGCTGGTACGGTACGTGTACTCTTTCCGGAACCTGCCACAGCTGCTATGTCTTCAGCTGTCAGATTACCGACATTACCGCTACGCTGTGCCACGTCAATGGCGTCGAATATCGGTCGCAGATTCGGGTTGGCCACAGCAAAACGGTTGGCGACAAATTCATTGGAATGTACAATACCTTGCGGCTGATTCCAGTCACCGGACGGAGTAAAGCCGCCGGTGTAGAAATTGGAGATAAGCCCTTTGGCTGTCTCAAATGCGGCAGTTATCAGAGCAATCTCTCCGGCAGCTTTAGCTACACCTACGAAGCCGAGTGAACCTATATTCTTGATGGTGCGTTCGGTAACGGCCATAATCATCATACGTTCCAACGCATCAAGCGACATAGTAAGAATATTCTTCAGGAAGTCCTTGAGAGACACCTCGGAGTCCGTGAAGAATTGCGCCATGGTCTCTCCGAAGCCTTTCGCCAGGTCAGACAGTATGTCAAACTTCTCACGTTCAATCCGTTTTTCTTCTTCAGCATCTTTTTGGGCATCCTTCAGATTACGTTTACGCATCTGTTCACGTACCTGGTTTTTCTTCTCCTCACTGATTGCCGCGTCATTGAGAACCTTATGGTAATATACATCTTGCAGTCTGCGCAGCTCATTGAAATACTCCTCCTCGGAAGTCCTGTTTTCATAATGATACATGGCGGCAGCTTCCACCTGCATTTGGTACTCTTTGTCCAAACGGGAAAACGTCTCTTCTGCCTGCTCCTTACGGCGTTTCTCTTCATCCTTGGCAGACTGTTCATCAAGCCTGCGCAATTCATCACGCGCCTTTATTTCCGCATCAAGTATTTGGTCATTGATACGTTGAATCTCTGAAGGCTCAAGCCCCTTGACCTTCAGCTTATCGTTGAGCAGTTGTATTTCTGCATCCCGCATCTGCTTGTTGTATTCTTCCTGGGTCATCTTATCGTCAGCGAGGTACTTCCGTTTGATGTCAGCGATACGTCGGTAGTAGTCGGCTTCAGCTTGGGCGAACTTGTCTTTGGAAGTGTTGTTTTTATCGCAGGTACAAGGTTTGTTTCCACATATCGGACATTTTCCACCGTCATTGCCTCCGGTGGGATTGTTTTTAGGAGTGTTCGGATTCAATGCTTTCCATTTTTCTTGTACCAGTTTCTTATAACGTGCAGTTAAAGATTCAACAATCTCTTCTTCTTGGGAAATCTTGTTGCGAACATCCTCGCGAGCCATCGACCCCATCGGTGAATTGTCACTCAATGCCGGGGATTTTTGAAGGCGCATCAGGTTGATCCGGTGCTTATCCAGTTCGTCGGCAACCTCTTTTAATTCGATATTGGTTGCTAATACAGCATTATATCGGTCAAGTGCCTCTGTGTTTTCATTGATGATTTTGCCCTCTTTATCAATCTCTGCATTATAATCCGGAATAATAGCCTGCAATTGTACAATTGCCTTTTTACGTTCAAAATTGGAAAGATTATTATTGTGTATTTTGGTGGTCAACTGTTCAATCAGTGATGATTGACGCGCATATTCATCATTTGATTTTTCTGTAATTTTCTCATTGACTTTATTTAGGTCGTAATAAGCTTTGGTGCGTTGTGTCAGTTTGTAGGATGCGGTAGCTGCTGCAAGAACTAATGTAACCAGTAAGCCAATCGGATTGCTGGACATAATAGTCCAAGCTGCTTTCAGCGATTTGGCAGCCAAATCAACGCGCCCGTGTAAAACCTGCACGGCAGCGGCATATAAATAAGTGGCGGTACGTAGTGATTTAAGTAAAACAGAATGTCCTTGCATGAGCATTGATAATTTACGCAAGTTTCCAAATGATGTCACTGTATAACCAGACAATGTATTCATTGATGCGGCATAAGCCAAATTGAGAACTGTCGCAATTTTGGTAAGTGAATTCCAAATAGAATACCATGCTGTAATTATCTTCAGCCGGGTAGCATATACAAGCAATATCGTACTAAGCCACAATACAGTACCACCCCATTTTTTGCACCAGTCAATCAATCCCGGTAAATACTTGAGCACATTGGTCAGCATATTCGTACTCACCGTCAGAGCCGGATTCAACTTCTCGCCAAGGTCAATGGCTGCCAGCTTCATCTTATTACGTGCCTGCTCCAGTTTGGCCTGTGCAGTATCACTGTTTATGGCCGCCTGCTCATACGCCACATTGGTACCGGTGACGGCAGCGGTGAAGTCTTTCACCATCTTCGTGTTCTGAAGGATTACGGATGCGGTATTGTAGCCTTCCTCCCCGAACATTTTTTTGATGGCGCCTGCGTCCATATTCTTGTTCTTCAGATTCTCCAGTGCCTTATCCAACCCGACGATTTTGGGGTTGGTTTCGTCTGCCCCGGTCTGAAGAACCAGAAAGAATTTCTTCAATCCCGTTCCGGCCACTTCATCCTTTATACCCCGATAGGCAAGCGTTTCAATCAATGCGACCGTCTGTTCAATGGGAACATTGGCCGAAGCCGCTGCGGTACCTGCATTCCGGATAGCCTTTGCCTGGCTTGCGATATTGGCGGAACCTGCCTGGGAGCCGGCAGCCAATACATTGGTAAACCGTCCAGCCTGGTCTGCCGCTGCCCCATATTGGTTGAGTGATAAAGTAAGTGAATCAACCGCTTCGTTCAGGGTGATGTCTTTGGCTGCCGCCTGCAATCGCATGGCTTCCTCCGTAACAGCCTTGAGCGCCTCCTTGTCTCCCAGCAGTTCCGGTTTGGCCGAACCGACCAGCATGAACGCATCCAGGATTTCGGCTGCCGACTGGCGGACACGCAAGCCCTCTTTTGTCATGGTGGTGGAAAGCGTCTTGGCCTGCCCGGTCAACCAGGCAATGCTGTCATCATCAAGTCCGGTCAAGGCTTTCAGCCCGGCCTGGGACTCCTCCAACTTGTTGCGTTCGTCTCTGATGGCGCGCAAGGCAAGGGTAAAACCGGTAAGGAAACCTATTACGGACAAGATAACTCCACCGAAACGGTTGAACCAGTCCACCATACTGCCAATACTGACAGTCGCTTTCTTGGTTTCGGTGGTGATGCCTTTTATCTCCTGGCGATGCTGTTTTAAAATCCCCTGAAGATGCTGTATCTTCGCCATGGTGCGGTTGTATTCCTCAGAGCCGCGTGTCATTTCCTTAATGTCACGCTGTAGGCGTTTCATCTCCAAATCAATGGAATTGATGTCATTCTTAATTTCCTTGCCATCGATGTACAAGTAGACACCTCTTTTGACAGTCTTGTCACTTTTTGCCATAACGTTTTTCAATTGTTATTTTATCAAACTTCTGAAGCACATTCTTGAGTGCCTGGTCACCGTAATACTCTCCGGATAAATCAGCCAGTGATTCGATGTTATCCACAATGGGAGGGTCTAACCAGGGTAGGGGACTTCGCCGGATAACGGCATAGTGTTCATCAACGGTACGCATGCGCCGGATGCGATATTCAGAAACACGTAGAGAACGCAGTTCTTGACGTTTCTTCTTATCGCTCCATGCCGAATGTCCCTTCATTATAATTCCGTTCTTGACGATATATCCACGCCCGGCGCCATATTCCCGGTAGGCACCATACCGGGCAAAGCAGAAACCCAGACCGACATAAGCCGGTCCACCTTCACGGTCTTTCAGCCAACGGGATTGCAGTTCCCTACGCAATCTGCCGGTTGCGTGTGTCCGTTGTAGAATATTTACGGAGGTATTCCTGACTTTCCACGTCCAGTTCTCAACTCCTCGATTGAATTTCTCGGAGGTCATTAAACTCTTTTCTTCAGTTATTGCCATAAAAAAGCCTTTAGTTCCGGACACAAAACTAAAGGCTGAAAAGAGTGGAAAAAAGGACAAGAATTCAACGGACAGAGAACTTGAAATCATTGATCCGGTTCAGCCATCCTTTCCGGAATACAAGCTGCGACGGATCTCTTTTGCAGATTTCTTCAATAAACCGGATTCTGTCTGTCTTGATAGCTTCGAACAGCTGCCGTTGGTTGGCCAGATTGATACTTGCAACCGTCTGAGGACCTACGATGCCGTCTACATTGATTTGCAGTAGTTGTTGTACCCTTGTGATACCGGGACGTCCGGAGGCCCACACCCAATCCACACAGATGTTCGTAATGGACTGGTTGTGTATGAAGTCCGCTTGGTAACGGTCCCAATAATACTTCTTGAAAACATGAAAAACGTCATCCGGAGTAATCATGCGTAAATCATCCGCATCAATATCTCCGTCACCATCCTTGTCATAACCACATGATTTCCACGTAGACAAGGTTATCCCCATATTGGTTTTGCCACCTTTGTCATTTTTGTGGTCACTCCATCCGCCTTCCCATTTGCGGATGACCTTGAATAAGATTTCTGCTTTTGCCATAACTATGAATTTAAAAACAGAGGCAAAAGTAATGTATGACTTAATTTTTATGTAGGACATGCATTCTCCGCAAATGGTCATCCAATGTTTTAGGATTGCACTTCAACTTCCGGCAAATAGCGGCTTTACTATAACCATAGTCAAGCATAGTTCGGATAAGATTTTCCTTTCCAGTCAGCTTGTAATGCGTGTTTTTATCCCCCTTTTTTCGACCAAGTCGTATTCCTGCAGCTTTTCTGTAAGCAAGGGCCTCCTTGGTTCGCTGACTGATAAGATCACGTTCAATTTCAGCGGATAAACCGAAAGCGAATGCCAATACCTTACTGTTGATGTTATTACCTAATTCGTAACGTTCCTTGACAGTAAGAACGCAAGTCTCCTTAATCATACAGAGGTGAAGCATTGACATAATACCCATCAGGTTTCTTCCTAATCGGCTGATTTCTGTTATGATTAGAGTGTCGCCTTTCTTCATCCTCTTGAGAAGCGGACCTAATTTCCTATCGTTAGCAATTTTGGTACCGGAAACCTTCTCGGACACCCATTTATCTATTACAAGTCCTTTTTCCGTTGCAAATTTCTGGACTTCGAACCTTTGGTTCTCGACAGTCTGTTTGTCTGTCGACACACGAATATATGCGTAAACCATTTTTGCGGTGAAGGTAGTCTTATTCAACAGCCTAACCAAAAAGGGTATTCTAATGACCCTCAAAAGTACAAGGGATATGATAGAAAAGGTTAAT